AACAAAAATGCCGCTTAAGATTTAACCGTCGAGGCGACAACTACTCTGAAAATTTTCGGTAATTATCAAAAAAGTATTGTTCGATGAAGCTTTGTGCTTCTTCGACCGCATTTAAAAATTCATCCTTAATAAGCGGTTCGTATTCATCTATGAAACTTGGTAAATCATCCATGATTAAACCATTAGTGCGGAAGAGAAGCCGGACTTGCTCAACAAGAAGGGCTTTAATAAATCCATGACGTTATCAGGTAGTTTTTTATCTTCTCTTTTGCTGAAGGTGCTTTGAGATTCACCGACACGATAAGAAGTTAATAAGAAAACATGATTGTGCTGTTGTGGGTCGGTGATGTCGTTACGCAATAGAAAAAAAGCCAGCTCGTTGGCCGCTGTTTTAATGCCAGTTGGAATGGTGTCATCTGGTATTACTTCGCCGTTTCTATCAATAGCGCCTATTCTGGGCCACTGTAGAGCCTGTGTGGTGTCGGTAGGTCTACCAATGAACTCGAACTGATCAATTAACTGTGTCGCCAATATCAACGCCTTGGCGTTCTTAATTTGAATTGAGGTTTTACCGGCGGTAAGGGTGTTGTAAATTTCTTCAATTGCGGCCGCGTCATAGTCAAGACTAGCCGCAATGATATGCGCTTCAATTTCTGAAAATGTTTTGCCGCGCATATCATTGAAGATTTGCACAATTTCTAAGCTCGTATTGCCCGCTTCATAAACCGCCGCTAGGTATGCGAATTCGTCACCATTTAACCTTGTGTCTAAGTAGCTATAGAGTTCGGTTTCGGGTGTAAAACTATTAACGCCCAATGTTATCGTCATGATTATTTCCAGAAAAAACAGGGCGGAGTAACCGCCCTGTGATTGCTCAGATTAAAGACTCTTAAACGATCAAGCCTTTAAGACGTGCCGCCGCTTTCGGATGTCTAACGACTAAGCCGCTATACCATTCGATTCGAGTTCTTAAGGCTGGCTTTGTTTCCAATTCGCCTAAGTCGCGAACGCTAAGCGGTTCGGTTTGAATACCGTGCAACGCATCTGGGCCAAACTTCACCGCGTAGATGCTTGAAGTTAGGTTAGAGGTGCCTTGTGTTTCTGTTTGGGTAAGAATTGGCAACCCGTCTGCACCCTCTTCAACGATACCAAGCGGCACACCTTGATAATGATCAACCTCACGTCCGAAGTAATCACGACCGACTGTAATAACGCCAGATTGTCGACCCAAAGCAACGATCTTTCGACGGGTTGCCTTATTCATCAATAGCAACGTAGGGCTCCCGGTTACTTGGTCAATCAACTGATCTAACAAATCGAGAGTTAATGCGGCGCCGTTGGTGCCTGCTGAAATAACTTGATTTCCTGTCAGGCGCTTATTCAGTCCATCAAATGAATTCACATCAACAGCACTGTCGCCGGCAAAAAATGTTTTTAACCAACTTAAGGTTAAAGACTTTGCCTTCAATGCGTCATGAATGGCCCGAGAATCATTGTCAGCGGTGCCCATTTTTACTTGTGCGATGTCTAAATCAGAATCGCCACCCAAAATAGTCAGCGATTCTGTGAGCGAATTGATCACGCCGGTGCTCTCTGTATAGGATTGATTGAATCCACGAAAGGCAATACCGGGTAGGGTTTGTTCGATGTTGTATTTAAAGGCATTACCCGCGATATTCACGAAGCCTAGGTTTGCTAATACTGGGTTTTCTCTGGCGAAGATTTCAACAACGCCGCTCGCAAGTGGTGTTGGATTAAGTTTTTGCCATTCGGAGATTGTTAACATTTTTCTATTCCTTTAGTTTAAAAATTGGTTATTGCTTGCCGTAGCCGTAAGACATGCGGGCAATGGGGGGTAATTCGCTGGGGTCTATCTTGGGGGCCAATAAGCTAGGCTTTGCGGTGTCTGTTTCCGGCACTTGTGGCTTAATTAGCAAACCGGCCGCCTGTGCTTTGTTAAACCACCGAACCCTTTCAGCCGGTGATAGACCATCAGGAATCAGGGCTTTTAATCCGTCCGGGATACCATTCAAAACAGCATTTGCAACAAAGTTCAAATCAGCCGCTTGTGTGGCTAATTGGGCTTTTAGTTGGTCGATTTCTGTCTGGTTGCTTGGTTCATTCACCGGTGGTGTAATTACTTCCGGTGTTGGCTCGATTGTTTCGGTAGTCATAAAATTAATGGGGTAAGGTGATAGAGTCGGTTTCGTCTTTGCGTCTTAATAGTTCCGCAACGGCGTCTTCTCGGGTTGCGTAGCCGTCCGGGTTCTCAGTTCTGAGAATATCCACCGGCGACCAAACGCCCATTTCAAGCTTTGCTCGCGCATTATTAAGCCGCTCTGTTTCGGTTAGGTTTTCTTGCATCTCTGCAAAATCAACAACGACACGCGCACTCTCTGGAATACTTCCGGGGGCATGAGTGTTGCTAACTCGTTTGATGATCTCGAAAAGCTGGGATTCATAACGCCGCCAAAGTGCAATATCATCTTGCCGGGCTTCTCTTAGGTCGATTTGCTCAACATGTTTGGCCGCGCCTGATTCTGATCTTCTATCGAGGTCGAACACATCGGCCGATAAATCGTTAGATGCTGCGATTTGCCGCATGACGAATTGAATCGCCGCGAGAATATCTAATATTGGTGAGTTGGGAGCCGCAAAGCCAAAGCTACCGCCTTCAGGCAATGTGATTGCTCTTTCTGGGCCGACGTCTAACGCTTCACCGACTGGAACACCAGAGGCCCATGCTTGACCGTGTGCCTGTAACTCTACAGACCGCCATAAGTTGCTTAATGCTACGTTAATCGCCTCTTGTGATTCAATGAGGTCATCCCCGCCGGGGATAAAAAACTGATCGTCTGGGAGCGAGTCGAATAGACAGATAAACGGAAGCAACCCGTAAGGATTTAAACCTTTGGGGTTGCTTCCTACCTTTATCGGGTTGCCGCGATAGTCGCGGCGGGTATAGGTGCCCGCTGTCCAATCTGAATAGGTAACGTCCTTGTCATTTTGTGCCCTGTGAGTGACTACAAACCTTGTGGGGGTCTGTGGGTCACTGTAGAGCACGTCCAATACTGCTGGCGTCACTACTGATAAAGTGAGTTGGTCATTCATCCAACCCACCTGCAAAACGGTTGTTTTAAGCAGCTTCGTTAATCGGCTCAGGCGCTTCAACACTATGTCGACGTTACCAGCGCGGTAGATTTCATCAGCCGCAACTTGATCAATGCCAGAAAACATCCGTCTTGGGGCTAATCGGTAAAGATTCGCCCGTTTATTGATTACTTTTTTAACCGCGTTGACCTGAAACACTCGGAAAGTTTCCGGGCGTGACCAACGCTGTTTAATCAGTTTCAACGTCTCTTCACTTTGCTGATCATGGTAATACTGCAACCACTTATCAGCGCGCGCCTTCCTCGCCGTTGATGATTTAACGATTTTTATAAATTCAGTGTTCTGACTGCTTATCAAATCTAACATAGTGTCTTATATAGTAGCTATAAATCTAGCCGCTATAATACTATATTAGAAAATACTTAATTACAACAATTTTCTTTTAAAATCAACGCGGTATCGTATGCGGGCCAATATTTTTAAGTTTGGCTTGGATAAATTCATCAAAAGACAGCGGAGAAGTGCTACCGCGTGACAGGTAAGACCTATATAAATTGTGGGCCGTTAGCATGCTTCGGCATGATTCGGCGCAAGGTGGGAGCAATTCGCCATCATTGAGCAAACAAAGCTTGATTGCCGGGCCGGTGCCGTGGCAATGAATGCCGTTTATCTCGTAGGGATTTAATTCAACATCTCTTAAGCTGTAGACCGCCCACGCGAAAGAGTAAACATGATCATCGTGACAACCTTTTGCAGCCTCGAAGCGGGGGGCTTGTTGCCCACCCTTGCCGGTTGAATTGTTAACAATCCTATATTCGAGGGTTTCCATTTCAGCCAGCAATTTCTCAAAGCTTGGGTGAATGTGAAGCCTACCTTCAGCAGCAGCGTTATAAAGCGCCGTGAATGCGTTAGCTTGCTTGTCAGCGGTGGCGTGAACTATCT